GAGACAACAGCCCATTTGTTTGCTTGGGCTTGGGACAAACTTAAAGCGTCCACTTCTCCTTCGACCACGGTGACCATCTTGCCACCATCTTTCCATAAATGCTTACCATACAAGCCAGCCTTAGCCATGTTGCCAATGCCTAAGAAGTCCTTGTTAGCGAACCGCACTTTTTGGAAAACTATTTCACCTGTGTCATCACGGTAGTTAGCTATTTGGACGGGGTCGCCCTTATAGGTTCCTACTTCGTAACCCCATAGGTTGCAGGTTTCTTTAGACAAACCGCGCTTACTCAGCGCCTGAGCTGTACCGCTCACAAAGCCATCAGACCTTTCCACTTGTCTATCCTCTTGTTTAGGGGTTGAACCATCGCCATGCTCGTGCTTGAGGCAAGCGAAGCAGTAGGTGTGTCCATCATCATAGACAGCCTTTGCATCGCTTGACCCACAGGACTCACAAGGCTCGTGCCTTAGGAAATTTGAGTCTTGTTCTTCCACCATTCCTCCACATCAAAACTGGGGCATGCTTTGTTAGCAAAATTGCGGTGACCTTTAATCTCCGCATCAGGGTAGATAGTCTTCAACTGATACAAGAGCGTAGATAGGGCAGCGAACTGCTCTTCAGTGAAGTTGTTCTCTGGTTCCCCAGCATCATCAATTCCACCTACCATGCACACGCCTAAGCTGCGGTCATTGTATCCCTGTACATGTGCACCAATCTCTTCAAGCTCTCGCCCAATCTCGACTTCTCCATCACGCTTAATCACGTAATGATAACCGATCTTCAGCCAGCCTTTCTGCCGATGCCATGTGTCAATTTCCTTCTTCCCGATGTTCATCGACGGTTTTGTCGCCGAGCAATGCACCACTAGGAAGTCGGTTTTCTCGCGTTTTTTCATTTAGCCATTCTTTAGGTATTCGCTGCTCAGCGCAGTAGAAGCCGTACTTCTCGCACCATTCAGCATTGGTCATGTTGCTCCCCTGAACCTTGCCAGCCAGCCGCATGAACAGCATACGAATGTCGAGGGATGGGTTTGTTGTCTTGACCGCACGCATTTTGCGTTGGTCTTCAGACTCGAACCACCCCTTACACTCGATGATGATGCCGTTGGCTAAGACAAAGTCGGGCTTGTATTTGCGCTCAACAAGGTACGGGATGTTGTATGGTTCATACTCGTATCCCATACCCTGCCTGTTGAGCGACTGAGCAACCTTTGACTCAAACTCGGATTTAAAAATCCCCGTTCTCGTCCCCCGCGACTTGCGTGCTGGTTTCTTTGGTTGCTGTGTTGAAGCCACTATTTTCATCCTCGTATGTAAACTCGTCACTCTCCTCGAAATCCATGCCACCAGCTTTGTACTTCTCGAGCTGGAACACTTGGATTGCTTTGAGGCGTAGCGACACACCACATTGTTTTGTGGAAGCTACGAAGTAAGGAATCATTTGGTAGTGAACTACACAGGTTGAACCGTTTCCGATTGAGAAACTGTTGTTCATTACACGTCCATCCTCAGCGATACGAAGGATGCTTTGACCCTTGGCATCGACCACGATGGGGCGCTGTGTGTACTCTTCACCTGCTTTGGTTTTACCCCGAGCTTTCAGCTTAAACTTGAACTTGATCAAGCCATTGTCTTCTTCGCTGTAAGGGTTGGCGGTCAGAGGCTGTCCTGCTGGCAAAGATTTGAAACGCTCTGGGCGCTCATCCATTTGCTTTGCGACTGCTTCTTGCACTTGTTTGTCAAGTGTCTCGCACATTTCTTGCGTGGCTGGGTCATCAGCTTTGAGAAGTAAATCCACAGAGTAGACACCGTTGGCATCAAACTTTGTATCAGGTACAACTACCTTCGCCCATTGAACCTTACCACGGGGAGTTTTCAAAATACTCATAGTTAATTTCCGTACTTAGATTTAAGAAAAGCTACATCGATGCCACGCTCCAAGAGCTTGGTCTCCACATCAACTGGGATGGGAATCTCAAGCTCAAGCATAGCGATGGCGAAATCAACGAGCAGGTTTTGCTGGTCAAATTCTCTGTGGAACATCAATTGCTCCCATCGAATAATTCCAGCTCTGGCTGGTCAACGAGGCTTACTGGTCGTTGATCCCAGTTGACCCCTTTATAGACCACGAACAGGTCTTGGACTGTCACCAGTGGGACAAAGACTAGGTCTCCTCCATTTACTGAGACACCTATAAGACCCTCACGCTCCCCGAAGGTGAAGCGCACATCATCCTCTTCTGATGTTGCACCACTCTATCGTCAATCGAAGCAGCAAACACGTCAATGATTGGACATCTATTACTCATTCAAACCTCCTGAAAATGTACTGAGCGATAACGTCATCTTTCTATACCTCTTCGTAATTCTTACGATTACGAGAAGAAAAAGTCAGACAAAAGAACCTGATTGATGTCTAGCTCACCCTTGCTTGGTAAGTCTGGCACTTCATCCAACACTTGGCTGGCTGAATCTAGGAAGTCCGTAAGCGGATCATTGTTGGTATACATCTCCACAAAGGCTTCCCGTAGCAGCTTAGCGAGTACTGGAGTGTGATGGGCGTGTACTCCGTAGCTGTCGTGGATCATCGCGTAGTCCCTGATGCCGGCATCTAAGGCTTTGCAGATATTCAACGTCATTGCTGCAGCATCTAAACTGTGCACGAAGTTTGGGCTTGCCCCGTTAACTGAGCGGCGCTTATCTAAGTTGGCGAAGTCCAGCTCATTCACGGTAGGCTTCACCAATACGTTGTCGATGTACGTATTGATGCGGCGTTCCCTGAATGATGGGTATTGTTGCTGTACAACGAAACCACTAGGGCTTGTCCAAACTAGCGGTAGGTTCTTACGCGCCACCTCTTTTGCAATCCCCTGAATCCAATCCATCGCCAGCCGTGCTGAGGTGACTGTCTCCCCGATAGCTTCCCAGACGTATGAGGTCAGGTAATGGCTAGGCTTGAACAGGTCAGAATCCCAAGGGTTTTTGTCGCCACCCTCTATCCGCTCTCGAATGTAGTCTTCGATGTACTCACGGCAGCTGTAGCGTTGTCCACCATAAGGCAGCACCATCACAGGACGCTTAGTGCACTTACGGGTGACACCAAAGGCAAGCCACTTCTGAGCATCGATGTCTCCTTCAGCCGCCTTGACCTTAAGCATAGCTACCACTTTGTCAGCGACACGCTGGTAGATGTCTTGAGGCTTATCAAAGGGGATCAGGTTGGTTGCTGCACCAGCTACAGGATCACGGAGCATGGCACTGAAGTGTTGTAAGCCGTTATTGCTTCCATCCAAGCCGATAGGTAGGCTGCTCATGTATCCAAAGCCGTGTTGCTTGTACTCATACCACTCGCGACAGAATGCTAAGAATACCCACGGCTCATCAGCTTGTAGCCAGAAACGCTCCTCGAATGGGTCTTTCCCGCACTCCATGATAGTTGCTGAGTTGTTTAAGACCCACTCATGGCGATCCTCGAGCGAAGCCTTGTCGTACCCAAAGCTATTCGCCCCGTGTACACACAGCCATTTCTCTTGCTCTTCGTTCTCGATGGGTAAGCCATCAGCAAACGTCAGCAGTGCTTTGGCAAACGGTGCACCCTGTGGTGACAGGAAAGACACTACGGTGTACTTACGCCCCCTGAAGTCAGACTGGTACGGGAAGTAGAACTCCTTTTCCCTGAAGCGCTGGGCAAGCGACAGTGTCCTAGAGAACTGGATACGTTTGCTAGTAGTGCGGTTGTTTGCTTGGTAAACCTTAGAAGCCTCAGCCTTCCACTGGGTGAACTGTAGGCGCTGAGCGTCATCCATGTCGCCCTTATCCAAGTTAGGAAAGGGTGAGGGTGCGACAGTCAGGTCTTCACGTGCTGGGATGCCCTTCCAAGACTCCCCTGAATCCCATGCTGTTTGCATCGTATCCAAGACGAACTGATTGATGCACCACTTTGTCTTTTGCAAGCCGTTCACTGCTTTGTACTCGAGTGGCATATCAACGTGCGCCATCTCTTCAAGATACTTTCGGTTGAACGTCTTGATCATTGGTAGGGGTCGGAGCCGATCAGTGTGGTAGCCACCCTCAGTCGGTGATGTCCAATCCTTTGGTTCGACCACACAAGGCAAGTAAAAG